ATTCTTTGCTACTGTAAAGTTATTAAAACTAAACTCTAATTTATCTACTATTTTAACAGCTCCACCTGTTTTGTCAATCGCGACATACCCTTCTGGGTTGACAACTTTTAATCCTGTTGGAGTTTTAACAAAAGTTCTAGCTATTCCTTTAGCATCATTTAATTTTTGAACAATCATCATTTTAGCTTGTAATAGAAGTCTCATAAAATCTACTACATTTTTTAATGCTGTTGTAGCTTTTCTGATTTCTGCTAAATGCATTTTTAAATTCTTTTCATCTTTGTTTTTAAGCCACCAATCGTTAAAATGTTTAAAATACATTTGTACAGCTTTTCCAGAAGCTGGTAAAGGTTTTCCAGCTCTTGTATATGTATTTAGATAACTTTTAAACCCGACTCCTGGTGGAACTGTGTCTTGCCATCTAAGAAATGCATTGAAACTAACAGAATCTATTCTTTGAAATTGTTTACCTGCTTGTGATAATAAATTAGTTACTCTTACTGTATCTGCTGCTGTGAAGTTAGCTTTACCAGAGACATCTTTATATTTAGCATCATCTTGCCATACTGCAGTTGATTTACTTGGTATTCTAGCTCCAAAAGAAGCTTTTAAATTTTCTATTGAATCACCTTTATATGTCGTATGCCAAACTACACCTATCTTGGCTGAGTTAATTGCTTTACCTAATTTACTATCTTTAGCTACAGCATACAAAATTGTATTTGGTTGAAATGTATAATATGATTCTCCATCTATATCCATTGTTGAAACATCATCTGTAAACATTAAATCACCTTGTAATATGTCTCTCATACCCAATTTACTAAACTCTGCTAAACATACTTTTAGTTTAGCAGCTAACTCTCCAGATTTATCTGCATCTATATCTGCGTTTGTATGATAATAAGCTGTGTCTGCCTTGCGTTTCCTGAATAAACTTTTTGTAGCTACAAAGAATTTGCCCGTTTCTGGATGCGGCCCTGCGAATACAGCTGGTGCTCCATCCCATTTAACTGTTACATTTAATTTTGATCCAGAACCACCTTTAAACATATCTCGTAATGCTTGTAGAAATTGTATTGAACTCCTTCCACCAGCAATACCAAAATTTAGAATCTCATCTTCAAGATGTTCTAAATGTAAGTTCTTTCCTGCTGCTTCTGTTAAAAATTCCATATTACTCTAACTTTAAATGTGCTGCTGACCATTCTGATTCAGACTTCGCGTATTTTAATAAAGCGAATGCTAATTTCTTTTCTTCAATTTGAGACATACTATGTAATTTAGAAAATAATTCTAATACTTGAAACTTAGAATTAACCCATGCCTTTCCTGCATTCTCCTTTTTATCTTGTTTATCTAACCATTTTAAAAATGTATTTTCACTTCTAAATGCATTACTATGGTTCATTTTACTAGCTCCTCTAGCAAATGTCAAATTTGATCTTCTAGAAATAAATGTCCAATTAGCTTTAGCTGTTTTAAATTTCTTCTTTCCGTTTGTAGTAAATGACCATTTACCTTTCTTTAATTCTAATATATCTGCACCACCAGCACTAGTTATGTCATTTTTCCATCTCTTACCTGTAAAAGTATCTAATAAGTCTAAACCCACTTTACCTTGAACTGCTTCTGCTCCTTTCTTCTCACCTTCTCCTCTAATTAAACCAGTATCTTTTGCATCAAAAATTCTAAATCCTAAACTCATACCATCAACACCATCACCTACAAATGCTAATGTACCTGATAATGAGCCTAATGCTGACATTTTTAAATCTACTTTCTTTAAATGTATTTTATCAGGTTCGTGATAATTTTTATATCCTAATATACCTGATCCCTTTTTAAGAGATATGCCTATAACACCTTGTGCAGACTTAATTGAATAATACAAATACATATTTAACGCTGTTAAATTAGAATGGTCAGGAACTTTTCTGTCATAATATAACCATACATCTGCTGGATTCCATTTATCTAAAGACCTAGCTATACTTAATCCAAAATCTTGTTTATATAAGTCTACGGCTTGTGTATTAACATCTAATGAACTGTCATCTTTTACATATAATTTCGGAATATTTTTACCTATTGCTTTCAGTAATGCATTAACTTGTAATCTATGAGAAGTAAACCAACTCTCATTATTTTCTACATAAGCTAGTAATTTTTTAGCTTGTTCTTCTCCTATTATTCCTTTTCCGTTAGATACTTTGCCATAAACATTCGGGTCTATCATTTTAATAGCTATATCTTCTATATCATCTTTAGCACCAGCTTGTCTGGCTGCTAAAACAAGTAAAAATGATGTTTCATTATCTGATGTTCCTTGTGAACTTCTACCAGCTACTTTACCTGCTAATGTTATATCATATACTTTATCATCTCCTTCAATTTCAAATTCAAACATATCAAATACTGCACTCTTATTTTTTCCTGTTCTAGGATTAATAAGTTTTACATTCTTAGCATCTAACTTGTCTTTAAGTATTTTTTCAAAGTCTTTGTTTGACATATCACCAGTATTAGCTATTCTTTTTGTTGTTGAATGTACATCTAAGCCGGGGTCTAAATCAGCTATTTTTTGTTGTAATGCAGTTTGTGTCATTTCTCCTAAAGTCTCTAATTTTAATTCTGATGAAGATGATTTTGCTAATCTATATAATTCATCTCCTAATAAATGTCCAAAATTTGTATCAGTAGGATAATGTGCTCCAGCTATCATTCGGCCTTCACCTATATCTTCTCCCATTCTTATTATATTTCTTCTATGTTCAAATGGAACTTCATCAGCTACTAATTTAGCCACCAATCTTCCATGAGTTGCGTGTCCTGATGGATAAGAAGGTGTTTCTGCTGTCTTTAATGGAAAAAATGAAAAACCTAAACCCAACTTGTTAGCTAACACTTTTGGTCTAGGTCTGTTATAAAATCTTTTAAGTGATAATATAATTGAATCTGCTTGATCTGAAATTCTTTTAATTTCGTCTAAATCAACTTCTAAATTATGTTTGTCAACATACTTTCTGAATGCTTTTATTACTTTTGTGTCATGCATTCTCATATCTGTTTCCCATTGATCACGGAATTCTTGTAATCCAATTAGATATTGAATTTCATCAAAAGCAACTTTTGATGAATTACTTGGAGGTGGATACCCCTGCCAACCTTCAAAATCAAACATTAAAGCAAGATCAGAAAAGTTATTTAACTGTTTTAATCTCTTTGTAGATAAAGGTATGTTATGTGTAAGCTTATCAAGCTTATCATTAGGGGATTGTTCTGTGATTACTTCAAGAAAAGGTTTCATAATCAGTATTTATGTTAATACTATTTTTGAATTTTATGTTCTTTAAGAAAATCATCTATTTCAGCGATCTTCTCAACCAGTTCTAGTTGTCGTTTCTTTGATTTGTGTACTTTTTTAAGCCGAATAAGTTCTTTTCTCAATTCTACTTTTTGATTGAGAATATCCATTAAGGGTTTTTCTTTAATAGTTCCCTTCTTATTCTGCGTTGATAATGTCATTTAATTGTTTTATTGTATCATCTGCTGTAGTATGGAGTATTCCAATACCACCTGCTTCTACCCAACATTCAATATTTCTAGGTCTATCGTCAATTAATACTGCTTTACTATGAGCAAATGCTGCTTTTTGACTACCTTTAAATGTTGGAATTATGATCCAATGATCTGTACAATATTCTTTAATCCAGTCTATTTTATCTTTGATAACTATAGTTCTATTTATTGTACCAGCTGCTGTTAATATTTCTGTATGAATACCTGAATTTAAAGCCCAATCGACTAATTTCCAAGCATCTGGAAGAGGTTTCAATCTTCTGAACAAGTGTTTAGAAGTGACTTCCCTTTTCCTTTCGTCATATACATCTTTAACATCAGATAATCTAACTTTGTGTCCTAAAACTTCTGAAAGTCCATTCTCAAAGTCAGCTAAAACACCGTCCATATCAATGAATAATTGTCTTACTTTTTTATCTTTTTTCATACTACTATTATAACAAAAGTGTACCTGTGGTTTCAACTAAAAAAAGTATTTAAATTTGATTCACTTTTATAAGACTGAATATTCTTTTTGTTATATTCCATATCTTTTGTTAAATCAAATGGCATCTTTTTAGTTTGTGTATAATCTTTTTTACCAGGTAGTTTTATTTTCCACTCTAAATCAGAATGTTTAGGGTGATTCAAATCCCATTTAACTGTTGATTTTTTCAAATACTTTCTATCTTTTTTCGACATAGGATAAATGTATCTGAATTGTTTACCTTTAACTCTACTCAATTTAAGTTCTACTAATTGTTGAGGATTAGGTCTATGTCCATACTTTAAACCATCTTCATTTGGTAATATACCTTGTATAGTTCTTGGGTGTATTTTCTCTCCATTCTCTGATACATAAGTATCTGTCATAGAGAAACCACCATAAAGAAAGTTGGCTGCTTGATAAACATAACCAGGTTTTCCTACTAATCCGTCAGCCCATGTAAAAAGATATTTAATATCTGTATTTTCTCTTAACCATTTAATAGATAAAGAAAGTAATTGTGATTCAGAATTTTTAGGCATTGAATCGTCCATACACATTTTTCCTATTTCAAAATAATCTTTAGTGTCTAGTTCAGGAAATAACTTTTGTATTGTATGTTTGGGTCTTGTTCCCCAACCAAAAGTAATAGCACCTACTAATTCATCATCTTGATAACAACCCATAAAATGTTTTGTTAATCTTGGCATCACAGCTGAATAATGTCTTTCACTTATAAATTCAGAACAAGTTATTTTATGAATCGGTTTAAGAGATAACATAATAAATGGAGCGGGTTGAGAGAATCGAACTCCCTTCAAAAGATTGGAAACCTTTTATAATACCATTATACCAAACCCGCTTAGTCATACTTTAAATTGTCTGCCTTTTCACTACTAATTCTTTTACCTGTTTCTGTCTGATCCATTACAGGTCCAATATCAACTAATTCATCTTGTGCTGATTGTTCACAATCATACAGTCTCATTTTAGCTCTGTCAACACCCAATACAAATCTTTTATGATATGTTGGATCATTATATCTATTCTTTAACTGTTTAACCATTACTTGATCAAGTTCTTGCATGTCTTCTGTTGATATCAACGCGAACATAAAATCAGCTGTAGCGGGTAATCCGAATGATTCAGAAGTATCTTCAAGTCCAACATCTGTAGATACAAATCCTGTTCTATTTGTTTGTGTTGCTGACATAATTGGAACATCAAATTCAACTGCTAATCCTCTGAGTTCTTCTGCAATAGACTTGATATATGAATAAGTATTCACATTACTACCCGGTCTAATTCTAAATGAACTACAAATATTCAGATAATCGATATAAATCATATCAGGTTGAAACTCTCTTTTTAAATCCAATTCTTGTAATAGATGTCTAAAATGACCACTATGTGCAGTCGCTGTAGGATATTCTTTAATGATTAATTTACCTTTAGTCTTCTCTCTGACTCTTGTAATTTTCTTCTCATACATCATCTTAGGTAAATCTTGTAATTCATTTAATGATATATCTAATAGATTGGCGTCTATTCTTTCAGCAATCTTTTCTTCGGCCATTTCCATTGTAATGTATAATACATTCTTACCTTGAAGTAAAGATGATGAAGCACAATGACACATGAATAGAGATTTACCAACACCCGTTCCTGCCATACAGATATTCAATGTCTTATTCGGTAAACCACCTTTTGTGATTTTATTCATAAGTTCTAAATCAAAAGGTATTCTTTCTTCTTCTCTATGCATGAAGTCATATCGATCATTCCAATCTTCAATGAAATCATGACCAATATTACTATCAAAAGAAACAGATAATGCTTCTCTGAGTATGTCAGGTATCTCTCCTGTATTCCCTTGTTTGTCTTGAATGATCTCAATAGAGTTCATTACACCATTGTATACTGCTCTATCTTTACACCACTTCTCTGTTGAATCAACCAACCATTCATCAGGTGTGTTTGTTGTATCTTGTTTGATCTCTCGAATTAAGACTGCCGTGTCTGATACTAATTGTTGATCCACATCAGTCTTTTCATCTATATCAATGATAAGAGCCTCTGGTGTAGGTGATGTTTGATACTTTAAGAAATACTCTCGAATTTGTTTAAATAGAAATTCTTCGTCCCTTTCACTAAAAAATTCTGATTTTATGTAAGGTAAAGTCTTTCTAATAAATTCTTCATTCTGTATCAGATTCTTGAGAATCGTCTGTTCTAATCGCGTTGCCATATAAAAATTCTTGTTTCGCTACTTCGTTAATTTGATCAAGTATTTCTGGTGTGAAATACTTCTCTGGATTGTTATTAATAGTTTTACCAAATTGTGTTGTTCCATCAGGTAATTCTATTCTTGTTGATGCTTGTTTAAAGATATCATACTTGACTGCTAAGTCTAATAGACCGTAATAACGATCTAGTCCAGAGTCATATTTGAGTATAACATCTACCATCTTATTCTCCATAGTAAGTCTTGATTTCTCATTCTTACAATGAATAATATTTCCTATAACATCTTTTCCGTCTTTCTCTTTTTTCTTAGACAAAAATATAATTGATGATGCAGCGTATTTAAGACCACTACCACCACCCATTACTTTCTTCGCGAATAATCCCATTTCATCATAAGTATGATTCGTTACAATTAATGGAACTCCTGCTTTACCTAATTTAAGAGTTAATACTCTAAAAGCACCTTTAACTAACTGTGCTCTCGTCATATCTTTTGTTTCAGAACCTGATGCTGTATCTTCAATCTCTTTAGTTGTTGATAACATACCAAGAGAATCTAAAACAAATAACATTTTCATATCTGTTTGATCTTTTATATATTGATCAAGTATTTTAATTGATTGAGTTCTAAACTCTTGAACTGTTGTAACGGGAACAATGACGATTCTAGAGGAATCAATTCCCCTTTCTTCAATCATGTTTTTTGTAATAGCACTTTCAGATTCAAAGTAGATAACCGCTGAATCGGGATTATCATCTAAGAATTGTTTACACATTCCAAGTGCAAAGAATGTTTTACCTGTTGCAGATTCACCAGCAAGAGCTGTAATCTTATTATTAGGTAATCCATCATATATGGAACCAGATAACAACGCGTTAAAAATATAAGAACCTGTATCAATATAACCACTGACATCAGCAGCTGCTACACCTTCTTCTACTATAGACGCGAATTCATTACCTGTAGTTTTGATTAAGTTTTTCAAATAACTCATAATATCTCCAATTTATCTTTTCGCTTTTATTTCTTTTCTTTTTTTCCTTAAAGTTGAATCATAATCTATATGTAATCTAACTTCTCTCTTAAAAGAATTTAGTTCAACTAAGACTATAATTAAGAACACCCAAGTTATTAGATGTAAACATAAAAAAATATAAGAAATTTCATTCATATATCTATTATACTACTGAACTCGTATTTGTCAAGCCCGCTTCTTCATAAGACATTTCTATAAGTCCTTCATCAATTAATCTTTTACGATTAACCATATGAGCGGATTTTATATCTTCTTTAGAGCCACCATAATAATCTACGGCGTGTCCATCTTCAATCAAGGCATCAACAACACTTATACTCTCACCATGTCTATCAACAATAAAGTCACCAAGAATTCTTCCGAATTTACCTTTCATGTCTTCACCGTCTCTATTAATTTGTGTTTTCAAAATTGATGTTTTACCTAACATATCTAGTAAAGCTTGTTTAGCAGCTTTACCAAAAACTTTTTCTACTTTATCTCTAGTTCTAGATTCTGGTGTGTCGATACCCATGATTCTAACTCTCTCGTCTGTAAGAGTTACACCGAACCCCAAATCAATATCAACATCTACTGTATCACCATCTATCACTTTGATAATTTTTACTCTATATTCGTACATTAATTACCCCTTTGGGTAATCAACTTCTACCCAAAAAATGAATCAAGTGTGCTAACTGGTTCAGTTGTCCACCCGATCTTATTTAATATTACACCTAAAGGTTCAACGAATGACTTTTGAAATTGAGTATCATAATCAATATAAGGTTCAAGTTCAAATTCTTTAGGCAGTGCTGAGACAAATGATATCACATTCTCATTCATAATATTAGGTAATTTCATATAACAAAATTTAACTTTCTCTCCATTCTGTATTACAGGATATTTCTTGTCTATATTGTATTTATATAAAAAGTTATTGTAAAGTAAAGAACCACGAACATGAATAGGTGTTCCTTTATTATAAATTGATGCTGCGTTGTAATATTTCTTAACATTCTGCACACCTCTAGGGAATGATATTTCTTCTATTGGTAATTTATTAAACTCATTTCTAGCATCAGTAATAAACTCCCATACATCACTCTCTGTTCCTGTCATTAATGTTCTAATACCTTCTTCAAGTTTCTTTCTACACCACATTGGTGTTGAAGACTTGGCTGTCTCGATTCCCATCATTTTTAATTTGGGTTTTTTAAATCTAACACCTTCCGAATCATGAACATTAAGAATATATCTTTTCTTCGCTGTCCATATACCTTTATCGGCTATCACTTCTCTACCCATTTCCATTTTGTTTTGATAAGCGTTCATATAAGAGGCTAGTTCTTCATATGAATTAGTAATATATGGTTCAAGTTTTTCTTTGGCTATTGTGTCTAAAAATTCTACAGGATTTTTCGGATTAACTCTATCAACTAAAGTTTCAAATGTTACATAAATTGAATCTGTATCAATCGCGACAACATAATCTATATCAGTCTCTAATAATTTATTAAGATAATCATTAACAGCCTTCTCAACCCACTTGATACTTAACTGACCAGCTGTTGTAATTCCTTCGGCTATCTCTCTATTGAA